TCTAGACACTATTTCTAGACTACAGCAAAAACATTTGGTAGAGGAACTCAAGGTTGCTGTAGCAAAGAATCAATCTAGACATCCGTATCTTCCATCTGAGGCTGAATTCAATATCAGCAATAGAGTGATGGAAAGATACCTCTTAGCAATGATTGAGGCTTGTGCAGAATCTGACAAAACTCTCATTGTTAACTGTCATGTTAAGGAAGACAAGGATGATGCTGGACAGACTATTCTAATTCGTCCAATGATTAGTCCTGGTCTTGTGGGTAGTTATGTTGGTCTTATGGATGCAGTTTTCTATATGTCTGAGGAAACTGATTCCAAGGGAGTTACTACTAGGAAGTTAAGAACAGTCGCCTCTAGGAAAACCAAGGGAAAGAATAGACTTGGCAATCTTCCTGTAGAGATGATTAACCCTACCTTCCAACAAATTCTCGATGCAGCAAATGAGCAGCGAGAGATTGCGCTAAGCAACCAATAAAACCCTAACCCTAAACTTAAAAAGGAAACTTAAAATGGCTAAGTTAGACCTGGATTTTGGTGGTATCAATGCAATCCCGCCGGAGGGTTGTTGGAGATATATCATCAACGACGCTCGTGTTAAGTTAAACAAGGCTAAGGATGGTCATTACATTGAACTTGATGTAATGATGCTTGATGCACCTGACGAGAAGTTTGAGGGTCACAAGCCTTTCCCCAAGCCTATTGTCTCTCTTAAGGATACTGCTCGTTTCAAGTTGCAGGAACTTCTGCAGGCTGTTACGGGTGATACTTGGGAAGAGGATGGTATGTCTTTGGAGATTAATGATACTGAGGATCCTCCCACGGTTCCAATTCTTATTGGGAAGACTTTCCTTGGTATTTCTGTGCATGAGCCTTATCAGAATAGAATTAACTTCAAGGTTGATTCTTACCTTCCTGATGATAACTCTGTGCAGATTGGTGCAGCGGTTTCAGCACCTTCTGTTGGTATCTAAATTAGTCTAATGCTTGAAGGGCAGACTACTTTCGTGTAGTCTGCCCTTCATCATTTCTAATACAAACAAGGGGAATCGTTGGCTCTGACAGATCAGAGCGATGTTGTGCAACTTCAAACTTTCTTCGAGAAGTTGTATCGGGATCAATCTGGATATGTTTACTTAGCATATAAAACTCTTGCAAACGGACCAGTTCAAAACGTTGAATGGCAACAAGAGTTTTACCGTTGGCCTACGGAAAAGAGCCTTATTCTTGCACGTATCAAGAAGGAACAAGATACGAAAGAAGTATATTTCGGAGTGGCTCTCTACAAAGAGAAGTCCGCAAAGAAAGTAGACATTCATGGATCTTATGTCTTATGGACCGAGTTTGATGGAACACTCCCATCTGACAAATTACTCGCTGAATCGAACATACCTGAACCGTCTATCAGAATACAGAGCAGTAATGAAGGCCACGAACATTGGTACTGGTTTACGGACAGGTTTTTATCCGTCCCTGAGATTGAACTCGCTAACAGAAGAATTGCTTATCATCTTGGAGCAGATGCATCAGCGTGGGATGCTACCCAAGTATTGCGGCCACCTGGGACACAAAACCATAAGCGTTCAGGAGCCGTACAATTACTTTTGCTCAGCGAGACAATACATGTATACAATTTCTCGGAATCTCTTGATGATGCTCCAGCCATCATTGATATTTCAACCCCAAATGAAATCCCCGCAGTTGACGAGGTAGTTGCTAAGGTTCAAATTCCAGCCAAACTATACCTTCTTTTTAAGAACGGTGTTCCTGAGGGTTCACGTTCAGAAGGTCTTATGGCTTTGTGTTATGGTTTTGCTGAACTTAGACCTGTACTTACCAATGAGGATCTGCTTGCTTTAATGCTCAATGCAGATTCTAGGTGGGGTAAATTCTCTGGGCGATCAGATCAAGTTAAAAGACTTCTTGACATTATATCGAAGGTTAGGGTAAAGTACCCTTATATTGAAGATACAGAGCAGGAAGAAAATAAGTACCAAAAGTATGGCTTTACTTCTCTGCTTTCTGTAGAAACTCAAATTGATTGGGTTTGGGATGGACTGTTACATCGTAAGGGGTACATGCTTTTAACTGGTGCCCCTGGTGTTGGTAAGTCTCAGATGAGTCTTAATTTTGCAGCCAATGCTTGTCTTGGAAAAGATTTTCTAGGTAGAAGTATTAATGAGCCTAGAAAGATTGGCTTTATGAGTATGGAGATGGGTCTTGAAGAACTCCAACACTTCGTTAGAATCCAAACTGCTGGATACACTAAAGAGGAATTATCCTTACTTGAAGACAACTTATTGTTATTCCCCATGGGAGAACCTCTATATCTTAATGAGGGAAATGATAAAAATAGAAAGTGGATTGAAGAAGTAATTGGAGATGAGAGCCTTGACGGAGTTATTTTAGATTCTCTTGGTTCTACAACCTCTGATGAACTTGTGAGTGAAAAAGTTCGTGGGGTCATGGATTGGAATGATTCTCTGAGACAAAAGTTCAATTGTTTTACTTGGTGGATTCACCATCATCGTAAGGCTACAGGGGATAACAAACGACCCAATAAACTTTCAGATGTTTATGGTTCTATGTATATTACGGCTCGTGCCAGTTCTGTACTTTGTCTCTGGGAAATCAATCAGGCTCTACAACTGATTCCTCTTAAAGTCAGGCTTTCTAAGAAACCTGATACTATCAATCTTACACGAGACAACAATCTTCATTACACAGTGAATGGAAGTGGTATTGTGGTAGTGAATACTAGTGATGGATCAAAGATTCATCTTCCTGAGTCTCTTGATCCTCTTCCTGTTGAACAAAAGCCTGGGTTCTCTTTGGGGTTCTCATGACACTTATTCAAACGAGAGAAGAGTTTGATGAACATATTTCTAATATCAGGAATGCAAGGCTATTGGCTCTCGATACAGAAACCAATATCGCCCCTCGTTGGAATAGGTATCTTGTCGGGTTTAGTTACTATTGTGTCGATGATTCCGGTCAACCTAAAATGGGATATTTCCCTTTTAGGCACAATCACAACCGTCAACTCTTTGTTAACCATGACAACATTCCCTATGAGTGGCTCAAGGAATTGGGTACTGTATTAACAGAGCACACTGCTGGAAAGACTTTTATCTTCCATAATGCCAAGTTCGATATCCCTGTATTCGAGTCTGAGGGGATTGAACTGTCAGGTGTTATGTATTGGGACACTATGTTGATGTCTCATTTTGTGGATGAGAATGTTTTTAGTCATGGTCTTAAGCAATTGGCTATGAGTTTTTGGGGTAAGGAAGCAGGGTCTGAATCTGAGTTCCTTAAGAAGTTACTTAAGAACTTAAATGGAAGATGGGAAACCTGTCCTCCCGCTGTCATGGCTGAGTATTGTTGCAAAGACTCTCAGTTGACTTACAACCTATATCAAAAGTTCTTAGTAGAAATGCAAGAGCAGGACCTCATAAAACTCTGGGATGAGGCCCTGCTCTTTAATAAAGCACTTATGGATATTGAAGCAACGGGTATTAGAATCAACCCGCAAGTAGCATTAACTCTTCATCTTCAATCTCAGAAAGAGTTGGAAGAGTCACGTACTTATCTTGGGTTCGATCCCATGAAGCCGAGTGAACTGGCTCATAGGTTGTACGCCAGTCCGTCAGATGGTGGTCTAGGGTTTCGTCCACAGGAATACTCCAAGAGAAAGAGTAAGGAATTTCCTCAAGGTCTTCCTACCATGAACGAACTGATCCTGTCAAGACTGGATCACGAGGTTGTCAGAAAGGTTCTAAGGCACCGTCAGGTGGTCAAGGCTGACAGTACATGGTATGAGGGTTTCCTCTCCAAAATGAGCCCCCAGGAGCGCCTACATACGGAGTATAAGCAACATGGAACTGTTACTGGTAGACTTTCTTCGTCTAATCCAAATCTCCAACAACTTCCTAGAGATAAAGAAAAAACTCCAGTCAAATCAATACTTAGTGCTTCTGATGGATATGAACTCTGGGAATTTGATTACTCTCAGATCGAATTACGACTTGGAGCTTTATATGCAGACGATCCAGGATTTCTTAGTGCATACAGAGAAGGTGCAGATGTTCACGATCTCACTGCAAAGTCTGTGGGCGCATATGATTCCCCTGGAATCTCAAGGGATCAAGCGAGATATGTTGGTAAGACAACCAACTTCTTAATTATCTATCAAGGTGGTCCACAAGTTCTAAGAACCACTTTGTGGAAGGATGGTAGATTAGATGTCCCTCTTACAACCTGTGAAACAATCATTAACAATTTCCACAAGAATAGTCCAGGATTCAGAGATGTTGCTAATAGAGCAACTCTCACAGCGAGTAGCAACGGATTCGTTAAACTTTGGAGTGGACGTAGGAGACACTTTAAGTTCCAATCCGAATCACACAAAGCATTCAATTCTATTATCCAAGGTGGAGCAGCAGAAATTGTTAAAAGTTCTCTCATCCAACTCTGGCGGAACCGTTATAGATTGGTTGGGCAGGTTCATGATTCGGTTTGGATCGAACTTCCTAAGTCCGAAGTAGAGGAATCTGTTCCAAAAATTCAAGAAATTATGTCCAAGTGGGTTGAAGAGAAATTTGAACTTCCATTTCCAGTTGATGCTAAATTACTGGCTACAGATGGAGTAACTACTAGTGATCCTGTACTCGTTTGATCCTGGTAAGACTACTGGTTTTGCTAAATGGATTCTAGATGATGGGGGCAAGAATGATTTTACAATGCCTGTATCCTTTGGTGAATTAAGTATAGTACAACTGTACAAATTCTTAGATGATCTTACTTGGGATGAGGTTGTAAATGATATTGCCTTTATCTATGAAAACTACCGAATCAGAAATAATCCTAAACACAGAGGTTTTAATCATCAATGGAACACCGGTGATACTCTTAGAGTCATTGGGGCCATTGAATTCAGGGCATATCAAATGCAAATTCCTATACATTCCCAAGAGCCAAACGTTAGATCTGTTGGAGCAGGTTTCTCAGGCTTAGCACATGACCCAAATAAACATGACAAGGATCATATTTCAGCCATGAAACATGGTTATTACTATATGGTTAAATCCGGAAAGATGAAGCCTCGTGAATAGATATAGATGGTGTACATTTGAAAAGAGAAATAATATGTGGCATGTACGTATGAATATGGTCATAGATCCACTTTTGCATTATACTACTGCAATACAATTAAGTAATGAATTAAAAGAAGCAGCCGAAGAATGTAGAACTCGAAATACTCAAGGAGTATAAATGTTTAGAACTGGTGTTTCCAAGAAACTAAATGCACTTCAATTACTTGGTATTAGATACAGAGCAATGGAGTTTGCACTTCAAAAGAATGCTAGTGGCCCTCGTGTTGGGGTTTCAACTATTATTGGTGATGCAAAGGATATTGAACAATATCTTAAGATTGGAACTTTGGGTGACAAAGAAAACGCCTCAGCAACTACTTAAGGATATAGAATTCCTAAAATCAAGAGGAATTACTGTACCCTTACCTGCTGAGGCGCATGTAAGACAAGTTGAAATGAAGTCAAAAGGGGTTAAGGAATACTATAGATGCTCCTACTGTGGTTATGATTATGAAAGTTATGTAGAACTACAGGGAATGAATTGCCCTAAAAAGCACGCAATGAAAAAGATTTGGTCGTTCTGAGTACAAAGGGTTGTTTAGTAATTACTACAGGAGCAAGGTTACTAGACAATGCTTTATACATTGATCCAGCCCGGCTTATTTCAACGTGAGTAAGACCAGCCCAGATTCCATCTGTAGGTCTGTTAGCAAGGGCTTCTTCTAGACATTCTTCTCGAACAGCACAATCCTGTTGACAAACTTTTTTGGCTTTTCTTACTTCACTTAGATCAGCAATATCTGGAAAAAAATCTACACTACTATTTTGACAAGAAGCATAATTCCACCAATTGGAATCCTCTGCTAACGCCATTTCCTTCCTTCCTTGTGTGTATAAGTGTAGGTACGTTAAAAAGGCCAGCCCTGGCACCATAGGGCTGGCCTTTTTAGTTGTCAAGACTTATTTATATACTATCAAGTAATAACTGATGCAGTATCTGTATTATGGATCTTAGCAGTTCCTAGACCCATTGCTACAGTAAGTGCAAGACCTACAATCCCTGCTTTAAGATTAGTCATAGTAAAAAGAAGATCATAAGCAGAAGCGTTAGGGATGTCAAAATTCGTATCAAGCAACCCTGCTGCGAGCATCCAGGCTCCAAAATAGAATTGGAGGAATGTTCTTCCTGCTCGTTCAGCAATGTCCAATAAGAGTTCACGATTCACTATGGCTCCTTGCATTCAGGTGAAATAAGGCTCACACTATCAGGTTCTAATATACCCTCTTTAACTAAACCATTAACAAGTTCTTGTGTAGCAACTCGTTGATTACAGTCAATTTGAAGGATAATAGATTGAGTCCCAGCCTCTCGGGCATTCTTTGCTTCTTGTGTTTGGAGGTTGGCAACATAAGATAAAAGAGAATCTACACCAGTAAGAACACCAGTATTTATAGTCTGTGTAGTTCTAACCTTATGAACAAGGTCATAAATAGCAAGACCCATAAAAGAGGATAATATAAGTTGAACAGATAAAGCAAGACCTAGAATCACAGTCATTCGTTTCCAACCATTTGTTTGAGACTTGGAAATCAATAACTGTTCTTCAACAGGAAGATTATTTTGGTCCTCTACTGAGTAACTCGATCTGTCCTTTTTGAATTTCGATCGTAAGTTCATGACTCTCTACTCGCTTTTGGAGGACGTCTATGAGTTGTAAGGCTTTTCTATGCTCTTTTAGAACTGTTTCACATTTGTGGTCACAGTTGGCTAACGCTGTACCGAGTCTACCTGTTTCCTCTTGAAGATTATCAATCAATCCTTGCTGAGCATTGAAAGTAGTTTGAATATTTGTTGCTAAATTAAGAGCCCTATCTCCTTTAGATCCTCTACGATATGTCAACACTCCTATTATGACTACAGCAATAGGAGAGATTAGAGCAACTATACTTTGCCACTCCACAATATTCCAATCCTATTGAGTCATTGAACGTTTATCTAATTCTCTACTTTGGAGTTCCTCATAGATAGCATCCAAAGGCATTTGTGAACCTAGTTCATAGGTACTCTTCATACCTGCTACAGAAGCGGTTTTCTCTAATGGAGAGAGCCGCCTAGAAATAGCAGATTGAAACTGTTTCATATCAACCACCTAAGGATGCATAAGAGGAATCATTGAAAGTAGCAAACTCAATCAACTTCTGTCTAATCATGTTGTTCTTTTCTGCTGTAGCCGCTCTCTGAGCAGCAGTAGAAATCTTGGGTTTAGGGACAGAAGGATCTTGATATTCTAGAATGCTATTAATGAAAGCCTTTTTCTGATCTGGACTTAAATATTGAGAAACAAATTGCTTCTCTACCTTCTCAGATAATTCTCTTTCAGCAGTAGCATTGGGTGTTGATGCTCCACCAGTATCTCTTAACTGACCCTCAATCAAATCTTGCTGTCTACGGATTTCTCCTGTTCTTTGTTCAGGAGTAACCTCTCTAAGAGATGCACCAGTAAGATAATTTAATTTGTCATAGACATC